TCACACGCCAATACTTGCAAACAGACCGGGGCCGTATCGGGCCGACATCTGTGCAACCTCTATTCGCGCAGGGAAGGTTACGTTATCCTCCGCCTGCATAGAAACGCTATATGTCCAATGGGGTGAAGTGACCATCGCCTCACGTAGCACCGTCGCGCCATTCCGAACGCGGATCAAATAGGATTCACTATCTTCGCCTAATGGAACATCCGGCAGTTCCCAACTGTCGCCCTCTATTCTTGTACGGCGAATCCAGTTGACGTTGATATCAGCTCCGTTTTCCAAAGAAACTGAGAGGTGGCATGGTGGATAGGGGCGCAGACCGTTGCCATCGAATGCCTCAACCAAATGCGTATACGAAGGATCATCATAGCCGCGTTGTGCTGGCCCGATACGAAAATGGCGGGCGATCCTCTTCTGTGCGCTGCTCAATTCGATTTGCCCAGGCGCACCGTTCAACAGAACGAAATACGATCCAGCCGGCCACGCATCCGGCATCAAGCCATCACTTCCCAATTGACCACGCAAGCGCGTCGACAAAAGATAGCAGCCCTCTTTCAATAATTCCGCACTCTGGAATTGAAATAATTCCCAGTTTCCACTCGAACCGTCTCCAATAACAGCAAGATTTGCTCCGTTCAGAATAGCATTCGCGTCGCGCGACTCCAATGCCCCAGATAGGATTTTGACTTGCAGAGCGGCACCCTGATCCCAAACTCCGGTGGATGCAGCGAACAACGGTGTTTCCGTGATACCAATCACGCTGCGTTTGGAAATCACTTGGCTCAGAGTATAATTTTCGTCGGAAAGCGACGCATACATCGCCACCGAGCCCGGCCAAGGTATTGCCGAAACTGCGAGATGCGGAGCATGCGGAACTTCGTCTCCGCTGATCAGAGGCAGGTCCATAAAGAGGGAAAACACGGGTAATGGAGGCACAAACGCCTTTGTTCCGGGCGTGTCATCCGCAATTTCAGATGGGGTGTATACTGCGGGCTCAATTCGCACGGCCTCTACGATCTGCAATTCCGATTGTTCAATGCGATCAATTCGATACACTGCGTCATCACCTTCCGAGACGAAAGGCAACCGAACGATATCCCCTGCGCCCAGCTCCATTTTTGAAGGAGGTAACGCAAAACGTGCCTTGTCGCGAGACACGCGGGCTTCGGTCAGCCAACGCTCGACCACCTGACGACCTTCGGCGCGCGACATTGCCAAAGGTAGATCACTGGACGTCACAGCATGAGTCGCAGCATCTGGCAAGACAGCCTCTTCGGCAACAATGTCGTGATCCGCGCCAGCCTGGACGAAACGAACTCGAACCCGACCCGTCATCTCTGCTTCTGCATCCCGGGTCTTGTCCAGCAAACTGTCCAGATCGCCAGATTCCGCCAGGTCTTCTTTCTCCAAAACCCGAACGTTCTTGCCATTTCGCGTGACAAAGCGCAGCACGCCATCTCGCTCGATGGCATCGAAGCCGTACCGCAACATGAGCGGCTGAAGCGCTGAACGCGCATTGGCTACCTCATCCAAGACATAGCCATGTACCATCCCAAACAACTCGCTTGTATCCACATCTGCGATACCCGAGTTGCGACAGATTTCTTCCACAACCGAAGTGAGGGTACGAGACCCAACCCGCCCATTGATCCAATGTCCACGTGCGTAATTTGCACCATCGCTCCACTGTATCCGGGTGTTCGGAAATGCGGGAAATGGACGGACATCCCACGCCCAGACATAGGCATTCTCCATGTCGATCATGGATTTTCCATAGACCTCGGACACCGGATTTTTGGTTTCGTCCCCCCAATAGCTCAGGATTGTTTTCAAGTACTGGTGCTGGATAAAATCGTCGCGCAGTCCAATTGAACCCCGAGGCACACTCGACTCCGATGATTTAGGGTCCAGGAATTTGTTTGGCTGGTTTGTCCCCTTATCTATTGCAGCACAGCCGAATTCGGTGAACCAAATCGGCTTGGATTGCGGTATCCAAGCGGTTGGAGCGGACCGCCGCACCCCACCGATCCGTTCGTAGTGCTCGTTTTGCCACCAGTTGCGTAGATCCTTGTAGCGCCAGATCCATGGTTCGCCGTGCGCCGCGTCCTCAATCGGTGTTCGAATCTGCGCCGCTTCGGCTTCTGGCGAATGATAATACCAATCATAGCCTTCACCACCTTCGATGTTAGCCGCCAAATAGTCCGTATTATAAATGCTTCCCCATTTAGCGTCGGCATGACTTTCGCCTTCGCGCCAATCCGAAAGCGACATGTAATTATCGACTCCGATAAAATCGATATTTTCATCCGCCCAAAGCGGGTCCAGATGAAAATACCTGTCACCGCTGCCATCCTGAGGCTGGTATCCAAAATACTCGGACCAGTCAGCGGCATAACCGATCTTGGTCTCCGGCCCCAATAATTGACGCACCTCGGCCGCAAGATCCTTCATCGCGGACACCGATGGAAATTCGTTTGCGCCTCGGATCTGCGTCAGCCCCCTCATTTCCGAACCTATACAATACGAAGCTACCCCGCCCGCTGCTTTGCAGAGCGCAGCATAGTGGAGGATGAAACGGCGCATCCCCCATTCCTCAGGGCCTGAGTAGTTGACTTTGCCATTTAATACACGGAAATCATTGGCACTTGCCGATCCAAAGAACTTGGCAACCTGCGCATCAGCCTCCAGCGTTCCATCCGGCGACCCTGCGGTCCCAGGGGCGTCCGAAAGAGTTATTCTACCCCGCCAAGGCAATACGGGTTGCTCCGGCTTTCCGGTCCATGGGTCTTTCAATCCGTTCCCGGAAAGCTGGTCCATTAAAATGAAGGGGTAGAACATCACCCGTTTTCCGGAAGCATTCATGTGCTTGATTGCTTCGACAACTGCAGCATCCGCCGGCGTGCCGCCGTAGATCGGGCGGTCGTCTTCTCGAACGATTTGCTCTGCCGTAGATCGTGTTAACCCAGCTACAGTCCACGGCATGTTTTTGCCATCGATATTGGCCCGTTCGATCTTCGGGGTAATCTGGCAGGAATCGCAGCGCAAATCATTGCCAAACCACGATACAACAAGCGACACGGCGGAACAGGCCGGCAGCTCCTCTTTCAACATGTCTATTGACGTAACCATATCGGATCGGCCTGATGGGCTATTTGTATTGGCTGCCCAACTGCTGCCTGGTCCTTTGGTGTAGTGTACAGATGATTGCGCCAGCGTGTATTCCCCGGTGCCGGGCATCAATGCCACGCCCTTGATGAGCTGCGGCAATTCATGATCATAACTCTTTGACGCCGCTTGCTCCGGGCGCACGACTTCAAACGAAAATTGCGGAACCCGATTTCCGTACCGTCCTAGACCAATGTTCTCCATGACCACATATGCCGTACCGCGATAGGCTGGCACTGCGCCCTGGCCTTCGATTGCTTCGATCACCGCATCAGGCAGTTGATCCATGGATCCAGTGTAGATTCTCATATTCAGGTCATCGCGAGAAACCTCTTCGCCATCGGCCCAAACACGCCCGATTGACGAAATCTCACCCTCGCAAACGGCGATAGCAAGCGACACAAAATAACTGTGCGACGTAATCTCGGGCTCACCTGGGCTTCCCTTTCCTCCGCCGCCGGTCGTGCTCGTGGTCTCCAGGAAATCTGATGCCCAGATAACCTGCCCACCCACACGCATCCGACCAAAAACCTGAGCAATCGGTTCCCCGTCGCCGGCACTTGTTAGTCGAAACCGATCGACTCGGCCGGTCTCGACGGGCTCGGACCCCTGTCCCAAAAGACGTTGATCGATCACTTGCCCCAAGGTCGCGCCGACTGCCCTGCCGATCGCCACCGACGACAGCCCCGCCAAAGTACCGCCAACCGCGCCTCCAATGGCCGCACCTGCAGCTGAAAGTAGAATCGTAGCCATCAGAAATTCTCCATAGGAAATTTGAAACGCGCCACGATGCGCGTTTTCCAAGGCGCGCTCAGAGGGCTTTCGACGACACCATGATTTGCATACGCGTGAACAAATGACGAACTGTGCTTAGTTTCGGCGATGATCCCAAGATGCTTGGCCACAGAACCACTGCGCATTCGAAAAAGGACAACATCACCGGGATCAAAAGCCAACTCACCCAAAACAACGCTGTGCAAATGGCGTTTGGCAGCGGCCCACAAACGTTCTTCACCCTGCGGTTCGGACCAATCCATCGAATATGCCGGAACTGCCTCCGGTTCCGCTCCCAGCAATTCGCGCCAAACTCCCCGCACCAGGCCCAGACAATCCGCGCCCGCGCCACGGCATGCGGCTTGATGGCGATATGGTGTCCCAATCCAGCTCCGCGCGATTTCTACAATGCGTTTGCGATCTGACATCAACGCAGGCTCCCGCCGGTGTTCGCCTTGGATTGCTTGGGTGTCGCCATAACCCAATCTTCGCCCGGAATATCCGGAAATCCCTGATAATTCAAAATGTTGTTAAACTTTAACCGGCAAGTCTCCATACGCTTGTCACATCCGGCATCTAGGCGGACCTCATCGCCGGCCATCACTTTTGCGCGGATGGGCTCCCACAATTCGACAACCCGGATTGTGCCATCGAACCAATCTTTCTTGATTGTTCCCCATAACCCATCGGCATCGCCAGACTTGACTGAAAGTCGGCCTCGCGCAAACCAACCAGGTTCAAAATCCGTCATACCCTGCCAGCGAAACATACGAGACGATTCAACTTTCTCAACCATTCGCAGGCTAGAGTACCCCGGAGCATCCAAATCGAACCGGCATCCGGCGTCCGCCAACACTGCTGTACACGGTTTCTGGAACACGCGACCCAAGGGCCGGTTTAATGCCTCAGTCAAACCGCGCAATTCGGCATGAAAGGCACCACCGCTGCGACGCAGCTCTCCAATCGACCCACGAAACTGCAGCCAACGCACGTTGACATCTTGCCAGTTGACCAACCAGGCACGGACCTCAGCACCGTCAAAACGTCCCGCTTCAATATCTTCGTCACGCACCGAAGCATCGCTGAGCGCGCCGATCGCTTCGGTGTTGTCCACCGACAGGCCAGTGCTTTGTTGCAGCGCAAGTGCCGACAGCCCCGCGTCGGCCTTAAAGGTGACTCCATCGAATTCCAGTGTCAGATCGTGATCTGTGAATCCAAAGGTCAGGCCATCCTTTCGAATAATGGCCCAGCAACGACACAAAGTCGTCAAACCTGATCTCACATGTGCCTGAAAAGCATCGTCCAGCCCAACCATCAGACCCGCACCTCGACCACTGGAACATTCGGAACATCTCCGGCCTGAAAGCTCGCCACGCTGGTCTGAATGCGATCAGTGTCGAATCTCACCGGCACGTCAAATTCGTAACCTGCGGTGATACGCATGGTCTCTGCCGGCGTCTTCAGGAAACGAACCATACCGCTCGCGGTATCGACTTCATAATCCAGCGCCTCACGCAACTCATCCTGCTCGACACCGATCCGTACCGTGCCGGGAACCGGCTTCTTGATAGGCCTGACATAGCTAAAAGCCCCCGATTGGTAGGTCTTCACCAACGGAAATTCCGAAGTTCGCCCGTCCGCGATAGCAATCACCTGATCTTCACAAGAGATTTCCGCCGACGCGCGTCCCGACTTGAAGTCAGACCAGTCTTTCCATCGGAACCCAAACATTTGCCCACGCCGCGCCTCGAAAAACGAAATCAGGATCTCAACGTCGTCCAGTGAACGCATGCCCAAACCGGCATCATAGCGACGGCGCGAATGTGCCCAAGGCGTATTGCGCTCTTCGAACCCATTCGCCAATGTAACGACATCCGTACGCCGTTCTGGCCCACCGACCGAGCCAAAACTCAGCGATGCGGGAAACCTGATTTCATGAAAGCTCATCACTTTCTCCCCTTCTCGTCCATGTTACCGGTTGCGATTTCCACGCCCCAATGCACGGCTCATCTGCGCCGCAATCTGCCCCTGGCTGCGATTGAAGCCCTGCACATCAGGGGTGCTGATGTTCATCACAACGCTGACGCCTTGGCCGCCGGCGCTACGCACGCCCAACTTGCCATCCGCACCCCGTGCGAGTGGCATAATTGCTTCGGGTCCTGCCTCGCCCATCAGGCCAGTGCCGCCGCGCATAGGAAAGGTCACCGGGCCGGACACGACGCCACCCTTTGCAAAGGGCATCACACGTCCCTGCGAGAAACTGCCGCCATCCGCAAACGGCAAAAGACCTTCAACCATCCCGCTTACGCCTTGCGACAAAAGCCCCCCAAAATGGTTTGCCACCGGCTTAATCGCGGCATTGTATGTTGTCTGGATCATCGACTTGGCCACGGTTTCCAATGCGTCCGACAATTTCATGCCGTCCAGAACCACGCCGTCAAACGCTCGGCGCAGCCCCTTGGACAATCCCCGTTCCAAGGTCGATACATCCTTGCCTGTCGCCGCCAGAGACGCGCGCATGCGTTGCAATTCACTGTCGAACCCCGCCGCCATATTCGCCGCAGCTCCAAGGCTATCTTCCAACGCTTCCGCGTTGTCGCCCAGGTCCTCTGAACCGTTCCGATCACTCATTGACCTCTCCTCGTTCCTTGTCCGGATAGGCCGCCAAAAGCGTTTCCAATCCTGCGCGCGACAGCGGGGCCTGTGCACCTCCCTGTCCCAGCAATAACCGCAACTCTGCGGGGGTAAGCTTCCAGAAATCCTCCGGCTTCAACCGCAGCCCCTGAAGCCCGGCCCGCATCAGCGCGGGCCAGTCAAAGCCCGTCATGTGTCTGTCGGCAGCATGAACGCCCGTGCCAGCAACTCTGCCGCCACCCGCGCCGCCATCATCGGCCCACCTTCAATCTCGGCTCTACGCAACTCAGCATCCGAAACGTCGTTGTCGCCCCCCCGCAATCCCGCGCCGATCAAAGCAAGAACATCCCGAGTCGAAAATGACCCACCTTCAAACCGTTCCACCAGCGCCACCAGCGAAGGCGTGTGCAGTGCCTGTTCAAGTTCTGCCAATGCACCAAGTGTCAATTTCAGCACCCGCCGCTGCCCATCGATGACCAGCGCCACCTCTCCCGTCCACGGATTAGCCATTGGTCTAAAGCGCCGTGAAAGTCAGAGCGCCAGCACTGGCCATCGACAACTCATACGTTGCCTCGCCGTTGTGGCTGCCGGAATACTCGATCGAGCTTACCTGAAACGCCCCCTCAACGATGCCAAAGTCCGGAATGATCACCTGAAATTCCGGCGTTTCGCCATCGAAAAACAGCTGCCGCGCCCGTTCGTCGGTTCCCGCATCCTTGAACACACCTGACCCAGAGATGGCGGCCGATTTCACACCCGCACCCGACAACAGCTCGCGCCACCCGCCTTGGCTTTCCAAACTGGTCACGTCTACACTTTCCGCATTGAAGCTAACCCGCGTTGCACGTAGCCCCGCAATTGTTTCAAAAAGACCGTCACCGGTCATGTCTACCTTGACCAACAGATCCTTGCCGTTCTGAGCACCCATTTCGTGTCTCCAAAGTTTGATTGGTTAACTGTCTTCCACGCGCGCGCGAAATCTCAGATCTATGCGCCGAACGCGTCCTGCCTTGCCCGTACGCCTGGCGGTAGCACGGTCAAACCACACGCCCACTAAACGACCGCGATCCAGGGTTAGGTCGGCATCTACCAACGTATCACTGATCGCAGCGGCCAGCCCTTTTGCACGAACAAAGCTCGCACCGTCAGTAACCACGGACACGGTGAACAGATGCATCGCTCCATCGCCCGTCTGATCGGATTGATCCCGAACCGACTCGGGGCCAAGCGTGACGTACAGGCTGGGGATTTCCCCAGGCGGCAAGGCATCATAGATTGCGTCGCCGACGATTCCGCTCACGTTGGTATCGCTCATCAGCCGTTGATAGACTGCCATCTGCAACGCGGCCGCCATGCCATAGCTCATGTCACGATCTCCTCCTCTGCAAAACAGGTCAGGAAACGGCCCTCTGGATCACGTTCCGCAATCGCCTGGATCAAGAACAGGCGCTCACCGTCCCGAAATCTCTGCTCTGGCATCGGTCGCGCGGCTGAACCGTAGGGGGCGCCACGCACCACAATATTGTAGGTCACCGTCGAAACCGGAACGCCGGCCTCGGATCTTTCCCCCCCTGTGCGGGTACGAACCTCGGCCCAATGCTCGCCCAGCGCCTGCCAGATCTCGGCATATCCTCCCGCGCCATCGGGTGCCCTGAAAGGAGCCTCCAGCACCAGTCGGCGGTTCAATTGCGGCAAGCTCATATTCCCGCTCCTATTCCAATCCGCATCGACCGATACCGCTGAATCAGGCTGGAAACCCCAAACGGCATGCACCCGTCGCTCAGCGCAGTTTCGTTCCGGTATTCATAGTAGTGCGCCGCCAACAGCAGAACCGCCTGACCAAGATCGGCCGGCAACCGACCCCATTCGCTCGCATACCCGGCCGTAAGACCGATGCGAACACCCCCGCCAGTGCGCACCATCGGCAACAGGCTCCCGGCGGGTCGAATACGCGGCCTCTGGCTATCCTGCTCCAGTCGAAACTGATCGGCCGGCATTTCGGTCTCAACCTCAAGTTCGTCAATCAAGGTGACACCGGTGATTGCGGTCACCGGAGCAACCGGCAGGATCTGACCTGAGCGATCGCGCCAACCTGTTAACGACCATGTAAATTCACGGGAAATCAGAATCTTACCTGTGCGGGCTTCGATCGCTGCAATGGCCGCCCGCAGGAAACCCTTTAGAACGCCATCCTGCAAACTATCCTCGCCAAACCCGGTTCCCAGCCGCAAATGCGCCTTGAACTCTGCCACCGGCAACGCCGCATCCGGGACGGTCACCTCTTCGATCAACATCATCACTTCACTCCGCAAGGTCGGACCCCTCTGGGCCAATTCATCTGGAAACGGTGGGCACGCGCCGCCCCAAGTTGCTCGGACGGAGGGGAGCAGCTAGACAACAAGGAGGGTTTCCCATGGCACGTGCCCACCACAGAGCCGGGTTACCGGCCCTGTACCCGGTGCCGTTTAGGCGACGCCGAATTTCAACAGCTTGATCGCAGCAAAGTCGGAAACATCCCCGCCTACGCGCTTGGTGGCATAAAACAAGACATGCGGCTTGGCGCTGAACGGATCTCGCAGAACACGCAGATCAGGGCGTTCTGCAATGGTATAGCCAGCGTGAAAGTCGCCAAAGGCAATCGAATAGGAATCGTTGGCCGCATCCGGCATATCCTCGGCAATCACCACCGGATACCCCATCAGCCGGGCCGGCTCTGCCGCTGCCAGACCATCCGACCACAGGAACCGCCCATCCGCATCCTTGAGCTTGCGAACCAGTCCTGCGGTCTTGGAATTCATCACAAAAGTCGCATTGGCGCGGTATTGCGCACCCAGAGCATAAACCAGATCGACTATCGCATCGCCGTCGTCAATGTCTCCATCTACGCCGGTAGGAACATATCCAATGCTTCCCCAGGCCCAGACATCGTTGTCGATCTTGGAGTGGTTCAACACGCCGCGCGGCTTGTCCAGACCGTCACCATTGATAAATGCCGCCGCTTCCGCACGCGAGAACTTGTCCGCGATGCGGCCGGCCAACCAGCCTTCGATATCAAAGGCACTGTCATCCAGCAGGCGCTGACTTGCCTTCGGCAAAGCACTCAGCTCGTGCAGCGGAATTGTGATCCGGTCAATCTGCGGACTGCTTGTTTCGCTCTGCGAACCAGCTTCCGTTGCCCATCCAGCACCAACGTCGGTGTGATCCACCAGCACGTCATAACTGGTGGCCTCGACGTTGACGACCGAGGCAATCGCACGGATCGAAGCTGTGGAGTGCAGCACCGATTGAACCGTGTCAGACGTCTGCGGATCCACCAGATACCCGCCATCGCTGTTTACAGCGGTGGTCATGGACTTGCCGGCCAGTTCCAGACCGCGCAACCCATCATCGTCGCCCGAGCGCAGATAGGCATTAAACGCCTTTTGATGCGGCGCACCTTCATCAGTGGATGCAGACAAATGCGGGCGTGCCGCGAATTTCGATTTACGATCCAGCATGGTCAGTCGCTCTTCCGTTTGTTTAATTTTTTTCTCAATTTCACCTTGAAACCCCTTAAATTCGCTGACGAAGCCGGTCATCGCCTGCTTCACCTCCTGAACCAGGGGCGCACCTTCTCCGGCCATGGCCGCCGTTTCGGTCTTGCTCATCGGAACATCCTGTTTTTGGGTGAGTGATAGGCGCCCTCAGCGGCGCGCCAGCTCCAGCCGCGCACGTTCCAGTGTCGCCGCCAATTCACGCAGCGTGGCTTCCGCCTCCAAGCTTTCGCTTTTGGCCGCCACCCGCGCACTGGGCAGCATCGGAAAGGTCACCAATGACACCTCCCAAAGCTCCAGTTCCGTCAAGAGCCGCTGGCCCTTGTCATTCTTACTCGCTTTTGTTGTGCGATATCCGATCGACAGTCCGTCAATGGCTCCGGCTGCAATCAACGCTGCCGCTTCACGCCCTTTCAGCGTGCAGTCCAGCAGGCGGCCCTTGACCCAAAGCCCCTCGCCATCTTCGCGCACCACGTCCCAGACACCGATTGGCTGCGCAGGGTCATGTTGCCACAGCATCTTGACCCGCCGACCGGCTTTTTCCAACGCGGTTATCGACCTGGCATAGGCACCCTTTTGCACAATATCGCCACCTTGATCGGCTTGCCCGAACAGGCTCGCATATCCTTCGATCACCGCATCTTCGGAAACGCTCAGCCCATCGCCAAACTTGGCAAACTTATGCTCCAGCCCGGTGTCAGTAGTCATAACACACTCCTTGTAATCCATTGTGATTCCCTCACTTACGGCGCTGCTGCGAGAAAGGATTGCACCGCCTGGCTCAGAATTACGGCGACCACGCCATAAACCGTAAGCCACAGCCGCTTTTCCAGCCGCTCCATCATCTGGTCCAACCGATCCAGGCGGCGCACCAGGTTATCGTGATGGATCTGGCTCACGCGTTCATGAGCGGCCAACCGCAATCCCGGCGCACATTCAAAAGCCTCAAACCTGCGACCGCCGTCATTCATCCGCACCGCCTTCGGGAACCGCTGGCAATCCAAGCAACGCCCGCTTTTCAGCTGTCGTCAAAAAATCAGCTCCCGAAACGCGCGACCACTGTGCATCGCGTTCGGCCGACAGCGCGGGAACCTGATCCAGATCGGGCTTCAACTCCAGTTCATCGCCACTGAACTGTGACAGCCAGTCGCCCAGAGCCGACGCCACCCGCGTCGCCAACGGCAGTACCGTCAACCGATAAAAGGCGCGGTTCGCTTCCTGGTAGTTGGCATAGGTCGCGTCACCCTGGATGCCGATCAGCATCGGCGGCACCCCAAAGGCCAGAGCAATTTCGCGCGCTGCGGATTCCTTGGTTTTCTGGAATTCCATATCGCTGGGCGAGAACCCCATCGGCTTCCAGTCCAGCCCCCCTTCCAGAACCATCGGGCGGCCAGCATTGCGAGCCCCCTGATAGTTTGCCTCGATTTCCTCGGACAAGCGGCGGTACTGGTCGTCGGCCATGGCCCCATGACCATCGGAACTGTTGAAAATCAACGCTCCACTGGGCCGCGCGGCATTGTCCAACAACGCCTTCGACCAACGCGAAGCACTGTTATGCACGTCCACTGCCATTGCTGCCGCCTGCATCGGCGAGAACCCATAGTGGTCATCCTGCGGATGGAACGACTTGATGTGACAGATCGGCGAAACCGCCGTCGTCGCATTGAACCGATGCTTCTTCGCACCAACACTATAGTCATAGGCAATGGGCCAACCATCGGCACCCGGAACCACCTTCATACGATCCGACCGCAGAACGTGCAGTTCCAGCGGCACCCCATCTTCCCCAGCGACCGCCTCGACATAGGCATTGCCGGACAACAGCAATTGACCAAACAGCGCCTCCATCAGTTCGGCGCGCCCCTGGGCGGCGTTGGGCTGCATGATCAACGCCAGCACCGGATGAGTTTCAAAGCGTTGGCAGCGATCCTGCAATACCAGAGGCAATGCCGCTGCCGCTTCCGCAATCAACTTGACCGAACGAAACCCGACCGGGTTCCCCGAAAACCCTGTCCGCGTTAGCGACACCGTATCCCGCGGGCTCCAGGCTACCCGACCCGCGCTGTGATAGGCCACAACCGGCCCTGTCGCGCTTGCCTTGGTCTCCGGCACTTGGGAAGCTGTGCCGCGCCGCAAGAAATCAAATACCATAATCGATGCTCCTATCTGATCATCGCCGCACGCCTGATCCGCGCCGACCGGTCCGTTGCGAACCTTTTGCCTGATGATTGGCAAAATTCGAAAAACCCACCGTACGGTGGTCCGGCAACACCCCCTTACGCGCGGCGCTACAGAGTACGGATTCGAGGACGCCGAAATTGGGCAGCTGGGGCGATCATCAGCTCGTGCAAGGCCCAGACCAACGCGTCAACTCGGTCAGGACTACCCCGACCCTCATAGCCACGTGGGGTTATAAGGCACATCTGTTCTTCCAACTCGGCCAGGCCCTTGGCGTGGCGCACCCGCCCCTGTTCATACAGCGCCGCAACCGGCTCCGCCCTTGCAACCTTGCCTCGCGAAGCATGTACCGCCTTGTACGGCACCAGGGCATCTATCTGACGAACCACTTCCTCGACCAACTGCCCACCCTGATTGACCTCGGCCACCAGCCGTTCTGCCCCATATTGATCCATTGCCGCAATTGCGGCGCGGGCCCATCCCGTGGGTCCAACACCCTGAACCGTACAATCGGCCAGCACATAAGCTCGCCAATCCTGTGGCGGCCCCTGGGTTTGCGCGCCGACCACGACGATACCGCAATCATCTGCACCTGCCCCGGCACTGACGGCGGGGTCCAATGCAACGACCACCCGGTCCAGTTTTGGAATGCTGCTCACGCGCGCAGCCTGCACCATATCCGTCGTCCACAACGCCCCCTCGGCGTCGGCCAACAGCACCCCATCCAGTTCCTGACGCCCCAATCGCGTTCCGGCATAGCGACTGCGCACTTCCTCCAGGAAGCTCTCTGCCAGATTGGCCCGGTTCGCTTCTGTAGGGGCGTGGGTCACCACGGTCGACGGCGATCCCAACAGATCCTTCAACACCCCGACATTGCGCGGCGTCGTCGTCACACAAACCTGCGGCTGCTCTCCGAGCCGCAACGCGAATTGCAACATGTCCCAAGTGTCCTGAGCTCTTTTCCACTTGGCCAGTTCATCAACCCAGGCCGCATCGAACTGCGGTCCCCGCAACCCTTCTGGATCATTGGCCGAAAACGCCTGCGCCTCGGCACCATTGTCCCAGACCAGTTTGCGTTCGGTCGCTTTCCAAGTTGGCACCCGGTCTGGTGGCGAGCAGGCCAGAATTCCGCTTTCGCCCTTGATCATTACATCGCGAACCTGATCGAACGTTTCCGCCACCAATGCCACGCGCTTTTTCTTTCCCGGATCCAGCGGCCGCGCACCTTCAACTTGGCTGCGCACCCATTCTGCCCCAGCCCGGGTTTTGCCCGCGCCTCGTCCCCCCATGATCACCCACGACCGCCAATTTCCCTCGGGCGGCAGTTGATGCTCCAGTGCCCAAAACTCGAAAAGAAAAGGGAGGGCGCAAAGCCCTCCCTCCCCAAGTGAATCCAAAAACTGATCACGTATCGCAACATCTTTTGAGGCGAGCCAATCGGCACCCGATCTCAATCCGAGCGGCGTCCATATCAAGGGCGTATCCGCCTCTAACAATTCCCTCTTGTTTCCTTTGCTGCTCGACAAGGCTCATCTCCACCTTCTGGCAAGCCCCGATCAGCCTTTCGACCGCCGCAACTTGCTTACTACCATCAACAAGATCTGTTTCCTCCCCGGCTGCCAGTTGCTTACGCAGATCTTCTGCCTGCTGACGCAATCTTATGAGCGTCTTTTCGACCGACTGAAACAATTCAGCCGTTCGCAGAATGCGCTCCTCCGGGGTAATCAAAGTCAT